GATGAAGATGAAGATGACGCACCAGTAGCTACTGCTCCAGTTCAAGCTGCTGCGGCCAAACCTTCTAGCCAACGAGCCGAAGATATCTTGGCAATGATTCGAAATCGAGCAAAATAAAATGAAGGTGAAAGGGAATAAGGAAACTTATTCCCTAATACTATGACAGATGTAAGTTCAATTTCCTTTGCTATTGATCCATCAAATGTTCCTTCTTTCTTGCTGGATTGGGAAGTTACTAAAAAATGCAATCTTGACTGTAGCTATTGTGAGGTCGGAATAGATGGGGGTCATGATAATTCAATTGAGCATCCACCATTGAATGATTGTTTGCAAACAATTGATTTTATGTATAAGTATGTCGATTTATACATGCAATATAGAAAAATTTCACAGAGAAAAGTCATTTTAAATATTTACGGAGGAGAAAGTTTATTTCATCCCAACATCGTAGAAATTATTCAAGAATGTAGAAAAAGATATTTAGCTTATAAAGATAACTGGTTTTTAACAATAACTTGTACGACCAATGGCATAGTAGGAACCAATCAATGGAAAAAAATTGTGCCATTAATTGATGAATTTACAGTAAGTTATCATTCAGAAAATCTTCCGAAGCAAAAAGAACAATATAAAAAAAATATTCTTTACTTACAACAGCAGAATAAAAGATTTAAATGTGTTATAATGATGCACAATAAACAAGAATTATTTAAAGATTCTGAACTTGTCATTCAATTTTGTAAAGATAATAATATAAGATATGTTTCAAAACCTCTTGATAATTACGGAGATCACTGGAAATATTCTCAAGAACAATTTAGCACATTAAAAACATTTTGGATAAATGTTCTTCCTTCTTCTAAAAAAGAAGAATATTCTCAAATGTTAGATCAGATTGGCAAAACAAATGAGATTTCTAGTATTTCTGAAGGAAGACCATGTTGCGGCGGTCGTAAGTTAAGTTTAAACGGAGATCTTAAGTCATGTGTTTCCTATGTGCCAAAGCAGAATTTTACTGACTGGTATTGTAGTGTTAATTGGTTTTTTTTATTCGTACAACAAGTTACTAAAAAAATATATACAAATAAAGATTGTAAAATGAGTTTGAATAGCAAAATGGAACCATTGGGTACAATTGATCAGGGTCAAGAATTAATTAATTCACTTTCTAATAATTTAAAAAATAACACTATGCCAATTATACAATGTAAAAAAGAATTGTGTATGTGTGGCTTTTGTGCTCCAAAAGCTAAAGATAAAGATATGTTTCTCAGTCTAATTAAAAGAAATGTTCATGACGTGTTTATAAAAAACTAACAAATTTGAAGTTATTTTTAATCTTTAAGGAAAAATATTATGGCAACTAAACCTTTTGATGTATCAAAATTTCGCAAAAGTATTACAAAAAGTATTGACGGTATCTCCGTTGGATTCAACGATCCCACAGACTGGATTTCTACAAACAATTACGCTCTCAACTACCTTATTAGCGGGGACTTTAATAAGGGTGTGCCACTTGGTAAAGTTACTGTATTCGCTGGAGAATCTGGTGCGGGCAAATCCTTTATCTGCTCTGGAAACTTGGTCAAGAATGCACAAGAGCAAGGTATATATGTTATTCTTATCGATTCTGAAAACGCTCTCGACGAGGCCTGGCTTCACGCACTTGGAGTTGATACTTCGGAAGATAAACTACTAAAACTCAACATGGCTATGATCGATGATGTGGCCAAGATGATTTCAGAGTTTGTGAAAGAGTACAAAACACTACCTGAAGATTCGCGTCCTCGAGTATTATTTGTATTAGACAGTCTTGGAATGCTACTCACGCCCACCGATGTAAACCAATTTGATGCCGGTGATCTTAAAGGTGACATGGGTCGTAAGCCTAAGGCACTCACAGCATTGGTTCGTAATTGTGTGAATATGTTTGGTAGTTTAAATATTGGCCTTGTAGCAACCAACCATACCTATGCTTCACAGGATATGTTTGACCCGGACGATAAGATCTCAGGCGGACAGGGCTTTATCTATGCAAGCTCAATTGTTGTTGCAATGAGGAAACTTAAACTCAAAGAAGATGAAGATGGCAACAAAATTAGTGAAGTAAAAGGCATCCGTGCTGCTTGTAAGATTATGAAAACACGCTATGCTAAGCCATTTGAAAGTGTGCAGGTTAAGATTCCGTATGAGTCTGGTATGAATCCATATTCTGGACTTGTAGATCTTTTTGAAGGGAAAGGTTTGTTGCAAAAAGAAGGAAACAGTCTTAAATACACGCTAGCAGATGGAACAATAATCAAGCAGTTCCGCAAGGCCTGGGAACGCAACGATGATGGTAGTTTGGATAGTGTAATGGAAGATTTTACAAAAAATCCACATCAACAATCTGTCAATCAAATTGAAGAGGAAGCTGCATAATGAGCATTGATGTAGAAGTTTTAATTGAGACATATACAACATTAAAAGAATATATTCCTAGTAAAGAACGTCAAGCTGCTGCTGACAATTTAGTGAGTATGTTAGTAGATAATTTAAGCGAAAAAGAATTAAGAGAATTTGGTGGTACAGATGCTTACACTAAACGAGCTCTGGATGAATATCTTGACGATGAAGAAGACGATCTTGACTACGAAGAATAATGTGGTATAATCGTGTTGTTGCCGACCTCGGAGAAATTCCGGCCTTCATTGATTATTATGAAGGCGAACTTGCGCAGGCAAAAACAGAAACATTTATACGAGGTAATGTTGAAAAGTCTGCCGCGAACCTACCAGGTATTACAGAGCACAGATTTAACCAGCTTCAGGAGATTGAGGCTGTACTTAACTATCTTAATATACAACTTCGCAAGATTAGACGAAAGCATTTTCAAAAGTACTTGGAATCTTATGCCCGAGCTCTTACAGCTCGTGACGCAGAGAAATATACAGATGGTGAAGACGAAGTCATTGACTTTGAAACTATCATCAACGAAGTAGCTTTGCTTAGAAACAAATGGCTCGGAGTTATGAAAGGGCTAGAAAGTAAAAATTTTATGTTAGGTCATGTAGTAAGACTACGCACAGCTGGTATGGAAGACATTGTTATCTAATGGACTATAAAGAATACGCCAACGATATTTTACGAGAATGGGCGTTATGTTCTAATGCACGACCAAAAAATAATGCAGTAGATATACAAATCGAAAAAGATGTATGCGGTAGATGGGCCGTAAATCTAATTCACAATCTTAACTGGGGGACAGATTTGCAAATTGCAGAAGCCTGTCATCAGTTAGAATCAAGGGTAAAAACTTTAAAACAAAAAATCGTTATTGAGGTGTTACAAAATGGGATTATTTAAAAACGCACAAGAAAGTTTTGATCATACACAATTCGTTAGAGATCTAATTTTTCAATATGATTCATTTTTAGATAGTTTAGAAGTAGTGGCTGATTTTGGATGCGGCGAAGGATTAAATGTAGAGTGGTGGGCAAACTTACTAACAAGAGATGATCCTCCTGAACCAAGAAATTATATTTGTTATGCAGTTGATGTTAATGTTAGTAGAATAAAGCCTCACATAGCAAGTATGCCCAACGTTAAGATTATTCAAGAAAATTTAGAACATACAGATCGTATTATTCCTCGACAGATAGACTTAATATGGTGTCATGATGTTTTTCAGTATATGACAAATCCCATGGGAACTCTTATGCGTTGGAATGAAATGATGAGTGTAAATGGAATGCTCTTTTTAAGCATTCCGCAGAGCACGTATTATCAGTATAATAGGCTCCAAACACTATCTCACAACGGTTGTTATTTCAATCATAATGTTGTAAATATGATGTACATGCTAGCGGTTAATGGTTTCGATTGCAGAGATGCTTATTTTTATAAAAAAGAAAATGATCCATGGTTGTACATAGCAGTATATAAAAGTGATATATTACCCTTAAATCCACAAACAACAAGTTGGCATGATATCATTGAGCTTAATTTAGTTAATGATAGTGTTTCAGATTGTATGAACAAATATGGTTATATTAAACAAGATGAAATTATAACTACTTGGTTAGATAAAGATTTTCATAAAATTAACGAATAAAAATTATAATCCTAAGTAGTCCTTATGATTGTGATAAGTCCACTGCTGTAACCAATGCTCAACATCAGCTGCGGTTTTGGGATTTTTACTTTCAATATACTCTTCAAGTTC